TTCATCGAGGTAGCCACTGGCACCGCGAACATATTTGGAATGGCCCGAGCTCATGCAAATTGAAACCATGACGTGCTCCTATTCAGGGAATGAGATGCCGCCCTCGCCGCTTTGACCGGATTGATAACCCTCGGTCTGCAGCGCGTTCTGTCGCGCGATTTCATTCTGTCGGATCGTCTCCAACTCTTTCGCGGTGAACGTCTGCTCGCCTGAGATCGGCGGTGCCGGCACGTAGCCTGGCGCGGTTGGATCGGTGGATTGCGCCTGCACGTTCTTGTCGGAGATCGGCACAGATGGCGAATCAGGCGCATGCGCTCCGAGCTCTTGCCGGATCCGCTCCTCCTCAGCTTGCCTGATTACCGCGAGCTCTTCGGCAGTGTAGGTCTGTTCGCCGGAGATCGGTGGCGATGGCGCATCAGGTGCCTGCGCGCCTTCTAATGGCGGCGCTGCTGGATTGAGCCAGGGCCGCTGCATCCAATCAAGTCGTAGCTGCTCCAGCCGCAAGCGCTCCGCTTCTTTCTTTCGCGCCTCCTGGCGCAAGCGCTCCGCCTCCGCCTCGGCGGCGTCCTCCGGATTCCAGGACTCGCCCTCCTCGAATGCCGGCGTCAGATCATCCGGCGTTGCTCCGGTGCCGGATCCTGGCGGCACAACGATCTTTGTGCCCTGCCTCCATCCAAAGTCGCTCGACTCCAGATCTGGCTTGATCACCTGGCAACGCGTCGTATAGCCGACGCCTCGCGTATAATTATGCTCGGCCTCACTGATGCGGTATGTGCCATCGACGCCAGGGCGCGCGCCATCGATCCGCACGAAACCACCGGCCTTCGCGTTCGGCTCGCCGTTGAGCAGCACCCAGCCAGTACCGCGCCGGTTCTCAACGTCGCCTTCACTTCCCTTGTTCTCTTGCTCGGCCTGCGCCTTGTCGGTAGCCACCTGCGCCGCGTGAGCGACAGCGGCAGTGCCACCGAATGGCGTTTCTGCGGCGATCGTTGACTGCACATCCTCCCACTTACCCTTGAGGATATCGAAGAACCTGCCCTGGGATGCGCCGTACTGCGTACGACCGATGTACGGCTTGATCCTCCAGCCAATCAGATTGATTCCCCAAATCGCTTCCACCGTCGGCATGTCATCGCCGGTCGCGTTGGTCTTGCCGCTCTTGCTGATCAGGATCGCAGTATCCTTCGAGATCTTGAAGAAGCCACCGGTCTCCTGGGCGATGCGCTTGCCGAAGTTCATCGCGCTATCATTGAAGTGCCAGTAGTCGCGCGAGATCTTTTCCATCTCCTTATCCATCACCACCGAAGCGCCAGCAAAGCCGAATACCTTGGTCATCACATCCTTGAGCGGCACCTTCTTGCCGTCTTTGCCGTCCTCTTCTTTGCCCTCGCCCATCGAGCCTTGCTGCACTTCCTTGTTCTGGCCCTTGCTATCGTGGCCCTCGCCCTCGATCCACATTCGCCGGCCACCACCACGGCGACCGAAACCGGACTCGACGTTAGTCACCCAGCCGTCGAAGATCAGGCGCATGCCTGGTCCGCCAAACTTCGCCTCTTGCTTGATCTCCTCCGGAGACATCTGTAGCGGTCCCTGTCCGCCGGCCTTGCTATTCCTGCCGAGATCGAACAGGCGCGGACCTTCGCCGGCCCAACCCATCGACACCTGCAGCGACGCGTTGTCTGGCGGGATCTGGAGTTCGGCGTTGCGATCGTCCAACTCCAGGTGACACTGGTCCGTGCCGCCTTCGAGCGTGTCTGTCACCTGGACGGAGATCAGGTACGGAAACACTCTGTGCGTAATGTCCCGGCCATTGACCAGGATCTGCACCCTGGCGTGCCGGCGCGGACCTTGATGCTCGACCATTTACGATCCTTGCGTCATGTTGCCTTCTTCGGTCTTGCCCCACAGCACCACGGTGTTCTTGCGCTGCGGCGATCCACTCAGGATGTTGTAGTCGATCGGTATCCGCACCTGCGTGCCGACGGGGAGGAACGGCGAGAAGCGATGAAGCTTCGCCAGGTGCGGATTGTCATCGAGCAATCGCTCGAGCATCAGCGGCGCACGGTTGCGATACCTGCGCCACAGGATGATGTCGGCTGTGATGTAGTCGGATCCAACCGTGACCAAATCATAGGATTCAACTGGCATCAGGCGATCGCTCCCGAATTGTACATCTGGAAGACATTCTCAGCGCCATCGTTCGGGATCGGCACCCGCTGAAACGATGCCTGGAAATCGATCTGTTGGCCGATGCCGTCATTGGCGATCAACGTGTGGCCGCGCATCAGCGTCTCGATGATGTACCAGCCGAAGTGCCAGCCATCGCCGCGAACGAGAATATGCGCCTGGCCCAGGCGTCGCATGTTGTCCAGGACATCCAGGTGAAAGAGACCGCCGGATGATGGAAAGCCACCGCCGGAATGCTCGTTGAGCCTGCCCGTGGTTGGATCGATCGATGGATCGTCGCCGAATACCGGCGTGTCGATGGTCTTTTTCATGAAGTTTCCGCCACGCATCTGTCGCGCGAAGTAGTGCGGAAACACTTTGCCTTTGAGCGTAATCTGTTCGTCACCCTCACCAACCCATTCTCGATACATCGCCGCACCAGCGATTTCCTTTTTCGCCCAGTCCGCTGCGCTGGCGTGCGACATATCAGAGACGTTCAATGGGAAGACCTGAAACTGAATCGGTCCCCATTGAAACAACACCCAGTTAGCCATGCTAGCTCCTCAGAAAATCATCCCACTCGTGAGCGGGGCCGATCGTCGGCTTCCAGGGACGTTTGGTGCGTTGCTTATCGTGCTCGCCGCCGCCTGATTGCGCGCGAATGCGCATGCACTCATCACGATCGCCACGAAAGAATTCGGTGACCATGATGTCGCGGTTAGCAAACTCGATGGTGTAGGTGACGACCCATTCGGTCACATCCACTGCCCTGTTATTGGATCACGCACGCCCCACTTTTTCTTCTTGCGAAGGCGCTTCATGAATCGAGACTTGCGCTTGCGGCCTGTGTCACTAAGCGACCACCGACCCTTGTTCAAACAATCGATCATGTTGTCGCTCTGCGTACCGAGAAACAGATGACGATCATTGCCGCACGGTGGATTGTCGCAAGTGTGCAAGACGTTCATCCCTGGTGGGATCGGACCGTGCTTCTTCATCCATTGGGCGCGGTGCGCATACTCGAGTTGCTTGCCGTTGCCGATGGAGACCTGTCCATAACCCTTCGGCAGAAGTTTGCCCAGAAACGGCCAGCACGCCCGCCGTCCTCCAGACTTGTCGAACTTGGTTTCTAGTTTGCACTGCCACGAACAGAACTTCGCGGCCTTCGCGTTGATCGGCGTGAACGGCTTCTTGCAGATGATGCAGTTGCGGGGTTTGAAAATTCTTGACATGGGTCACCTCCTGACCCAGTCTAGCACCCAATATCCCGTTATGCTGCTCCAATGTCTGAATACGAGTTCCACCTAGCCTCACGCACTTCGCGATCGGCCTGGCGCTTGATCGATGTGCGCGCAAACTGCACCTCGTTGTCATTGACCTTGAGGTTGACGCGCTGTTGCACGTCCTGCTCACGCGGTGCTCGCGGGGCTGCAGGTTCTTCCGACCTTGGCTGTGCCTGGCCAGCGATAGGTTCTGACTGCAGAGCGCCCTGACCCTTCGGCTCATCGGCTGTAGCGGTTGACGTTGCTGGCGCTGCCTGCGGACGATTGGCGTGATAGCGCTTCATGCCTTCCGGCGTTAGTTGCGTGTGCACGTGCGGCCCCGTGGCCCAAGCGGACGGCTTTCGCACCTCATCGAGAATCTTGTAGTCCTGGCCCTCGACCAGGCCGCGCGCCGCCATCTGCGTGCGTATCTTTGCTATCGCTTCATCGGCCTGCCTGGCATTCTTGGCGCGAACGTCGAACGCGAGATTGCGCGAGTGCGCCGAGTGCGGGTTGGCTATCGAAAGTTTGTGGTGAGGATCACGATATCCGGATGTCACCGTCAGGCCGGTCCTCCTGACATCCCCTGTCAGCGTCTCAAGGTTGCCCCTCGGCGTTCCGTCCGGACCAACTATCTGCGATGAAGTCTCGGCTGGACGCGGCACACGCGCGCCTGTCGCGACAGTTGATTCTGCTCCCGGCTGCACAGTGACCGGACCGGAGACCTGTGCTTTACCTCGCTGTGAACCAACCCACCTTTCAGTCCCCGGTTGAACACCAAACATATTGGCACCGTACTTGGTCATCTTCTTCGGGTCATAGTTCGGGTCGCCGACCGTTCCTTGATCGGTGGCGTAATTGATTCTGTTAGACCCGCCCGAGAACACTTCCTTGTAGGCCTTGTCCCACGCCTTCTGTTTCGCGTCGGTCCACGGGCTGTTGTACGCATCACGTTCGTGAGCCATCATTGGCCCTGAGCCGGGATCACCGTGGAAGCGCTTGAGCGGACCGTAGAACTGACTCCTGCCATGAGCTTCCACGACCTGTTGCAGGGTCTTGCCTCTGGATGCTGCGTAGTTCGACATTTGCTCCAAGTTGGCACCCATGTTGCCCATGCCGCCTTCTGCCTGCAGCGTGCGGTAGATCTTCTGTTGATTTTTGGGATCTTTCATCCATTCGGCATTGGCTTGTTGAATGCGCGTCTTCATCACGTCTTCGTTGACGCGCCGCCCTTGGTAGTCTCCTGATGCCGTGCCGCCTGGCGCTGCCTCTGCTGGCGCTACCGTCTGATCGGATGTCTCCGCTGGCGCACGCGATGCCGTGCGCACCCTTTGGCCCGTGGTGCCGTAGCCGGTGCCGCGACCGTAGGTGCCAACGCCAGACGGACCAGCGCCCGTGAACGGACTGCTCGCACCTCCACCACCGCCACCTCCGCCGCCTCCGCCGCCGAGCGATGCGCGATGGATCATGCTGCGAAAGTCTGCCGGCAAATACGCCGAGTCAGCGCTACCGCCCACCTGGTAACTTGCCGGCGTTGCTGTTGCCGTCGGCCCACCGCCTTGCTCGAACGAGCTCTTCTTGTAGAGACTCTTGGTCTGCTCTTCGCTGAGACCTTCCAGTTTCTGCGGCACCCGTGGTGGGACGTAGCCAGGCTGTCCCTTTTTTTCTTCCTCGGCCTTATCGATCATGAACTGCCTGGCTTGTTCTGGCGTCAGACCCTTTTTTATGAGCTCCTGGAGTGCGCGCCGCTCCCTGGCGACTCTCAACTTCCCCTGGTTCGTCTGGCCACCGAAGATAGTCGTCTCGCCAGGATAGCTCTTAT